GCTGGCGTGGATACTCATAGGGTTTGCTATCGGATATGGATGGCGCAGTGCTGTCCAGGCGGTGAAGGAGAAGCGACGTGAAGGAAGCTGAAGCACGACAGCGTCTTGAAGAGTACATCGACGAGCTCCACGCCATCTTGTGGCTGGACTGGGAGATCGCGAAGCCTGCTCGCAGGCAGGAAGCTGTGGACTGGATGATCAACCTGTGGGTTCAAATAGGACTCGTTGAAAGAGAAACCCGTTGAGAAGGTCCTGTTGTTTCCGGTATAATAACTCCAGTAACAAACGCTTGGGGGGCAACCAGTGATTCCGATTCATACATCGGATCGATTGCAGTTCAAGAGCTGCAGGCGCTCTTGGGACTTCTCCAGTAGGATCAGGCAGAACCTACGTCCTAACAAGACGCCGCGACCCTTTGCATTGGGCACCGGGGTCCATCGGGCGCTGGAGATCTATTACAACCCGATGTACTTTACACACTGGGTGCGCGAGGGTAACGAATCACAAAGAACGGGCGTTCAGAACCTCGCGCTGAACGGGTTCAGAGAGTCGATGAAGGCGTCTCGTGACGTGTACGAAGCAACTAACGGTGCGCCTATGTCTGAAGAGGAACTGAACGAGTTCCTTGACGACTACGAGCTCGGCCAGAAGATGTTGAGGAACTACTTCGCATGGGCACCGAATCATGATATGTTCAGAGTGCTCGCGGTGGAATGGGAGTTCGAGATTCCGATAGGCGTCACTGCTGATGGCGAACAGGTAGTCTACAAGGGTCGCATCGACATGGTCATCGAAGATGACTGGGGCGACGTATGGATCGTCGATCACAAGACGATCGGCAGACGTGAAGATACTGTAGAGTACCTTGAGCTGGACGAACAGCTTGGGTCGTATGCTTGGGCTTGGGCAATGCTCAAAGGGCAGACAGTTGCAGGTTGTATTTACAACCAACTGTATAAGGGCACACCCGAGCCTCCAGCGCGGAATATAAACCTACGCCAAGGCAGATGGTACTCGGTCAATAAGCAGCAGGACACAACGTACGAGCTGTACCTCAAGACGCTTCAGGAAGCGGGAGAGCCTCTTGAGCCGTACGGTGATATGCTAGACTACCTGAAGTACCAGTCGAAGCAGTACTTTATTCGTACTCAGGTGCACAGGTCAGTCAAGGAACTGAAGAACCTCGGGAAGCAGATCGAACTCGAGGCAATCGACATGCTCGACAACCCTTCGATTTATCCGAACCCTAACAAGTGGCATTGCAAGTGGTGCTCGTTTCGTGAGCCCTGCCTTGCCACCAACGACGATTCGGATGTCAACTGGATCCTAAATACAAACTACCACAAGGAGACACCGCTTGACCGACCTATCGACATTGACGAAGCCAATGACGGAGCCAGTGAACCTGAAGATAGCAGGTCTGCCGATCGAGTCGGTGGACCAGAACGAACCGTTCCTCAAGGTTCTGATCTACGGTGAGCCCGGCGTAGGAAAGACACGGGCAGCTGGTTCCGCAGATGCAGTAGAAGCACTCAGTCCTGTGCTGTTCGTCGACATCGAAGGTGGCACGTACTCACTGCGTAAAGCATTTCCGAACGTGCAGCGCGTACGTGTTCAATCGATGGACGAGATGCAACGAGTGTACGACCAGCTTAGACGGGGAACCAATTACAAGACGGTTGTGCTGGACAGCTTGACGGAGATCCAGAAGTTCTCTATGGACAAGATCATGGAGGCAGCGCACGCTAAGGATCCCGACAAGATCGATATCGATGCGCCTCAGCTTCAACAGTGGGGCAGGAACACGGAGCAGACGCGTAGGCTCATTCGTGCGTTCAGAGACTTGCCGATGCACGTGATTGCAACAGCACTTGTCCACGAAGAACGGGATCCACGAAGCAACATCATTATCAAGCGACCCTTCTTCCAAGGACAGCTTCGCCAGCAAGCACCGGGCTTCTTCGACTTGGTCCTATACATGTACAAGACCGTCTCAAGCAGGAACGGTGAGACAACAGTCAAGAGGCTCATGCTGACGATGGGAACGGACACCTGTGTGGCAAAGGACCGTTCTGACACATTGCCACCAGTAATAACAGACCCAGATATCCAAACGATATTCAACTACACACAAGGAGTAGTAGAATGACCTTGCGGGTCAACTTTGCGGGCGTTGAAGATAAGGACTTCGAGGCTCTGCCATCGGGTACCTACCGGTGCTCAGTTGCCAACGGCGAAGTTGCTGTCGGTAAGGACTCCGGACAGGAGTACATCAAGTGGACGTTCATCGTCCAAGAAGGCAAGTACACGAACCGCAACCTGTGGTCGAATACTACACTTCAGCAGAAGGGTCTCTTCAACTTGAAGAAGCTGCTGAAGGCCACAGGTAGGTTCACGGACGACGATCTTGCAGGCGATATCGACTTCGAGATCGACGACGTCATCGGCGCACAGCTCATGCTGGTTGTCGGTCAGCAGGAGTACCAGGATCGCATCACAAACCAGGTGAGGAACTTCAAGCCTGTGAGCGACGAAGACGTTGATTCCGTGCTACCGTAGTTAGGCCGATACGGTAGTTGCGGCTGCCCGGTCGTCTAAGTGAAGACGCACCCTCAAAGGCGTGAAATGTAGGTATCGAGACCTACCCGGGCTCTAGCGGGCAGACAAACTTGAGGCAGTTAGGAGGAACATTGTCAAATGTTCTGCTGGACCCTTCTGCTACGCTTCGCCGCCAAACATTTCTGACTTACCTGTTTGGCGAGGGCCGTGGCTGGTTGTGTCTGGCACGACGAAGTAGAATCAACAAAGAGTTCGAAGAATCATTCCACCCGTATCCAGATGCGCTAGAGGCAGCACTGGCGCGTATCGAGTTGTGGGCATCTTCATCGGATGTATGGTTCTGTCCGATGTTGTTGGACAAAGCTGAGAGGAAGAAGCACAACGTCAGCTATACACCATGTGCCTACGCTGATCTGGACTCTTGTAGTCCTGACAAGCTAAGACTTCCACCATCGCTGGTTATTGAGACATCGCCTAAGAGGTTCCAGGCGTACTGGAAGTTCAGCGAGACAGTGCTGCCAGGAGATGCAGAGTCGCTAAGCAAGCGTATTGCGTATGCACACGCTGAGGAAGGTGCTGACAAGTCTGGTTGGGATCTGACGCAACTACTTAGGGTTCCAATGACGGTCAACTTCAAGTACGGTATCAACACTAAGGTACCGGGCGTCGTTGTTGTCGAAGCGAGCGGGGCTGAGTACACCTACGACTTGATGGCAGAAGTTTATCCGCCGCTTCAGAGTCAGACACTTGAAGAGCTGCCTCTGCCGCTATTGACAGATCTGCCATCCGAAGATGCAGATGAACTAATGCAGATGAACCGAAACAAATTCGCACCAGTAGTCTGGCGACTTTATCAGACTGAACCTGAAACTCAATCTTGGTCGGAGCCCCTGTTCCACCTTGAGATAGCCTTGTTCGAAGCTGGTCTCGAACGCGAAGAAGTGTACGTCATTTGCAAAGAGGCGGCGTGCAACAAGTTCAGGCGTGATAGGCAACCTAATGAATTCCTGTGGCGTGATGTCTGTAGGGCATGGGTGCGCTATCAAGAGCAGCTACCAGGCAACCTAGCCGCAATGAGGTTGGAACCACTACTTGACGATCAGACAAGAGAGTGGGCGAGACAAGAGCGAACGTTCGTTGAAGAGTACATCGAGTGGGCGAGTTCACTTGGCGATGCGAGTGTTCAATATCACCAAGCTGGAGCCTTCATAATTCTGTCGTCACTAATCGCCGGACCTGTAAAGCTGCCAACGTCATTCGGAAACGTCTTGCCGAACCTGTGGTTCATGATCTTGGCGGATACGACATTGACACGTAAGTCGACGGCAATGGATATGGCAGTTGATCTACTGGCAGAGGTAGATTCAGATGTCATACTAGCGACTGACGGAAGTATCGAAGGACTATTTGGATCGATAGCAACTAGGCCTGGACGTCCTAGTGTGTTCCTACGTGACGAGTTTAGTGGGTTGCTTGACGCAATGAACAAGAAAGACTACTACGCAGGTATGGCAGAGACGTTGACGAAGTTGTATGACGGCAAGTTTCAGAGGCGTATCCTGCGTAAGGAAACAATCGAAGTACACGATCCGGTTCTGATCTTGTTTGCAGGCGGTATCAAAGAACGAACACTGTCGATGCTGACTCATGAACACGTAGCGTCGGGCTTCGTGCCTCGCTTCATCTTCATAACAGCCGAGAGCAACGTCAACTCTTTGCAGCCGCTTGGGCCACCTACAGACAAGTCACTTGGTCAACGTGACGAACTACTTCGTCAGATACGTCGCATTAGGCAGCACTACAACCGCATGTCGTCACTGACCGTACAGGGCGTAACGATTGAAGCGCCACGTAAATGGGCCGCCCAGTTGACAAGTGACGCTTGGATCCGTTATAATTTGTTTGAACAACGGATGTTGCGCGATGCGATGCAGTCAAACAACTCGGAGCTCACAACACCTGTGTTCGACAGACTGTCTAAGAGTGGCCTGAAGGCATCAGTGCTACTTGCAGCAAGTCGAAAGCTCAGCAACGAGGTCATTGTCGAAGAGCAGGACATCGTGAAGGCGTTCTTCTACGTCGAACAGTGGAGGATGTACGCTATCGACATACTAGCGAACATCGGCAACACACAGCAGGAACGTTTGATCAAGACGATCCTGAGCGCAATCGAAACGAAGGGCAGTGTAAGGCGGTCTATCATTATGCAGACGTATCATCTCGACGCAAGACAGACAGGACTCATTCTGGACACACTCGAGCAGCGCGGACAGATCACTCGAGCGCGAGCGGGTAAATCAGAGACGTTGTATCCAACCAAAGGAGAACGAAGTGTCTGAAGGGCGCAAGTGCGTAACCATCGTAAGCGGAGGCATGGACAGTGTGACACTGGCCTGGCACCTACAAAGTCTGGATTGGGAACAGTACATCATCTCGTTCGACTATGGTCAGAGGCACGCGAAGGAACTGGAGTTCGCAGCAGAGTGTGCCTACGATCTTGGCGCCGACCACGACGTCATCGATCTAAGGGAACTAAGCCAGTTCCTGAATTCATCGTCGCTAACTGATCCGAACATCGATGTGCCAGACGGACACTACGCGGAAGAGACGATGAAGATCACAGTAGTGCCGAATCGCAACATGATCATGTTGTCGATAGCTGTAGGCATTGCTGTCGCGGGGCAGTATCAGAGAGTGTTTGTAGGCGTTCACGCGGGTGATCACTTCATCTATCCTGACTGTAGAGAGGCATTCTACAACGCACTTAACGAAGCAGTTCAGTTGGGTACTGATGGCTTTAGTGCGTGGGACGATGACGTCTTCGCCGTTGCAACGCCGTTCGTTGGTATAACGAAAGCGGACATCGTCATGAAGGGTGCAGCACTAGGTGTACCTTACGAGGCAACCTGGTCCTGTTACAAGGGAAAGGAAATTCACTGTGGCCGATGCGGGACATGCGTCGAGCGTAAGGAAGCCTTCAGACTTGCGGAAGTTGCCGACCCGACAGTCTACGAGGACGAGGACTTCGAAGTCGCAGCCTATCGTGGCTGAAGCAGCACCGTTTATACTGAACCCGAAAGATGAGTTCGAATCAGCCTTGATTGTGATGACTTTGATCAATCGTGAGAAGGCCAAAGGCTACGGCTCGTCGAAAGATCAGTTCGCCAACTTCTATGACGCAGCGGACATCTTGGACGTTTCGCCATTGGCAGCAGCACTGTTCTTTAGGACAAAGCACGATACTGCGGTGAGACGTTGGTGGAACGGGCACTACGAAAGTGTGCCTCAGCCAACTAGTTTCAGCGATGATGCGTACACAGACAGGGCAGTGTATGGCGTTATCGAGTTGTGCCTCTACAGGCGACTCAAGGAGGTGATATGACTGTCTGCTACATCAGTAAGGAAGTGGAGTTCGACGCAGCGCATCGAGTTCCTTTCCACAACTCAAAGTGCAAGAACCTACACGGTCATCGATATAAGATTCAGGCACAGGTGATCGGTGAGGTGCACGAAGGAACAACCGAGTCTGATGAGGGTATGGTTATCGACTTCGGTGTGCTCAAGCAATATCTAATGGAGTTCCATGACATCGTCGATCACGGTTCACTCGTATGGCGCGACGATGAAGCCTTTCAGAATGCGCTCAAGGCTATTCCTGGTACCAAGTACGCCATCATGGATAGTATACCGACCGCAGAGAACATCGCTGTGTGGCTGTTCAACTGGCTGACGCTGCGTCTCAAAGAGCACGATGACTTGCATCTCTACAAGGTTGTAATTTGGGAGACTCCGACGAGTGTCTGTGAGTACTACGGATGAACACAACACACTTGCCTATCAGACCAGCGAACGAGCACCTGTACGACGAAGTCGACTTACAGCTGAATGAACTGTACACTAGCGTACAGGGTGAAGGGCCTAACACAGGACTGCTGACTCAGTTTGTTAGGTTCAGTTCATGCAACCTTAGGTGTCCTGGATGGCCATGCGATACGCCACATGCGATCAAGCCAGAGTTGTGGCGCAACGACCCAAGAATGTCCTCGTACGATCTGATGCAGAGGGTAAATGCAGAACGTACGGCTCGCTTTGCTAATAACATATGCATTACGGGGGGCGAGCCACTGCTACAGAAGGGCCTTCGCAAGTTCGTATACCTCATTCAGTCGTCAGGCTTCACAGTGGAAATCTTCACTAACGGTACTTGCGACATCGACATCTTTGGGTTTCAACGTCCAGCCATTATGATGGACTGGAAGCTTCGAGGTTCAGGTGAGGCAGGTAAGTACCGTGACAAGCGCATTACCAACTTGTCAATGCTCAGTTACCGAGACGGTCTCAAGTTCGTTGTGGTAGACGACGATGACTTTCACGAGGCTGTTGAACTAGTACATCAGTACAGAACTGTACTGACTCAAATTACGCGACCCCAGATTTGGGTTGCTCCGGCGTGGGACCGCATGCAGCCTGAGCATCTGGTTGACCTGTTAAAGGGAGAACCAACGTGCCGTTCCTGGAGACTCAATCTTCAAACTCACAAGTACATCTGGCCGAACTTGGATCGAGGAATATAAGTTTCGACCTGCAGAACAAGGTACGAGATATGTTCGACGCCTTGTGCCCTGTATACGATTGGTACGAGGATCCTGCACTGTCAGAGACGCCAAGGCGCTTCGCGTCCATGATCCTCGAACTAACCACAGGGGAGAGTGTGGAGTGGACGACCTTTGAGTCTGACGCAGACGAAATGGTCATTGTTCGAGACATCGCCTTCGTAGCGCTGTGTGAACACCACGTTGTGCCGTTTATCGGCCACACGCATATCGGGTATATCCCGACAGGTCGAATCCTCGGACTGTCCAAGTTCGCTCGAGGCGTACGTAGTATCGCCAAGGGTCTTTGGACTCAAGAGGAACTCGCCAAGACGATCGCCACCAAGATTGACGATGAACTGAGTCCGCTTGGTGTAGGCGTCGTTATGGAGGCAGAGCACCTCTGTATGACGATCAGAGGTGTACAAGCTCCTGGCACAAAGACAATCACGTCGAGTATGCTCGGTGTGTTCGCTGACCACTCACGACAGGCTCGGTCAGAGTTCTTGTCGCTCATCAGAGAGAGGTAGCCTTGGACCTGTATGATATCCAACAGCAAGTGAACGAGGATTCACAGTATTGGTTTCCGAACGTTGCACCTATGCTTGGGCACCACGCGCTTGCCTTGGCGGGTGAGGTCGGCGAGTTCTGCAATATGGTCAAGAAGATTGATCGTGGCGACCTCGTAGGGGCCAACGAAACTACGATGCATAACTTTCATGTCGCCATGGCCAACGAGTTGGTGGACTGCCTAATCTACATTTGTCAGGCAGCGACCGTACTGAACTTCAGGCTGGATGAAGGCTACAAGCAGAAGAGGGAGTACAATGCCGAGCGATTCGACCCCAAGCGACGAAACCCCAATGAGTCAGGCGTTGCAGCAACTAGCAACGATGCTGGCGGATCTGGCCACGTACTGCATCTACCTTTCAACGGAGGCAGCGAAGTATGAAGGTAGGTATTATCAGCCCGATTCCTATGTTGGAGCTGAGCAACAAGGGAGCGATACAGATGTGCTTAGCTCATTTGTGTCAGAATCCCAGCTACAAGGATTTCTATCAGAGACATGGGAAGAAGGGTAGCCACGTCATACTCGACAATGGTGCGGCTGAGGGAATGCTGATTGGTCCTAAGGAACTGATCGAGTTGGCAACCGAGATCAATGCGACCGAGGTAGTTCTACCAGACAAGCTAGGTGACCTAGATGCAACTCTCAGCCTGTGTGATCAGTTCTTCGATGAGGCACCTAGTTGGAATGGTGGACTCATTGGTGTGCTTCAAGGGCGCAACACGACAGAGCTCCTCCACTGCTTGACAGTCTATAACGCGATCGAGAAGGTCAGTGCAATCGGCCTTCCAAGACACATGAATGATCAGGACAAGTTCGCTCGAGCGCGTTTCGTGGAAGCGCACCTAGATCAGGGTTGGAGTCGCTTCAAGGTTGATCAGATCCATGCGCTTGGTGCAAACAGCTGGCTAAGGGAGATCAAAGGCCTCCACGACTTAGGTGTAAGGAGTATGGACACCTGCTTGCCGATCTCACTCGGTCTACAGGATCACTACTTGGTCGCTGGTACGTTTGATGAGATAACACTGAAGCGTCCAAAGCGCTACTTCGACATGAGTCCTGCAAATGACAGACAGAAGAAGGTGATCGAACTTAATGTCGAACTCTACATCAAGTGGGGAAGACAAGAGGCATCCTGACGCTAACTGTGAGGTATGCACTCTGAATGTGAAAGGGAACGTCTTCGTTCCAAGTGAGAAGGTTGACAATCCCCAGTACGTCATTATCGGTGAAGCACCGGGCTTTCAGGAAGCAGTAGCTGGTAAGCCATTCACAGGTCCAAGTGGGCGATTGCTCGACAAAGTCCTAGAGCACTGGGGCATTGATCGGAGTAAAGCGACTATGACGAATGCTTGTCTTTGTCGGCCTCCAGATAACAGAACTCCGACGCCACACGAAGTACGCTGTTGCTTTCCAAGGCTCAAGAAGGAACTGATCGAGGCATCCTCACTCTCTGTGGTGTGTTTAGGAAACACGGCCACGCAGGTGGTGCTTGAAACACGCGAAGGCATTACCAAGATGCGACAGGGGTTGCCTAAGCCTGGACCGAGTTGGCTACCGAACTCGGAAGTCCTTGCGACGTTCCACCCAGCAGCCTGCCTAAGAAGTGCTGACAGCTTTCCGTCGCTTGTAACAGACATCGGTAAGCTATTGCCGCAGAATCGCCAACAGTTCACTGAGCCTATCTGGAAGGCGTATGAAGACCCAGTGATCGCAGCCAAGGCGCTGAAGGAGATCATCCGTAACTACGACGAGATCGTTGTGGACATCGAAGTCGGCATCGAGAAAGATTCAGACTGGGGCCATGCAGAACAATATCAGTTCCTATGCATTGGTCTAGGTTATGCCTCTGGTAGGGTTGCCGTGATAGGTGAGCAAGCACTTCGTGACACAAGAGTCCGCGAGTTGATGGGCCAGCTAGTTAGTACAAAGCCACTAATCTGCCACAATGGGAAATTTGACCTTGCTGGTCTAAGGGTCTTTGGTAAGGGCCTCCTACTTGACGACACAATGCTGGCGAGTTACGTTCTGGATGAGCGACAAGGAACTCACGGGTTGAAGTACCTAGCACAGGAGCTCTTGAACGCACCTAACTGGGAGGCAGAGGTACGTAAGTACGTAGGCAAGAGTTCGAGCTATAGTGTGATTCCTCGGCCTGTACTGTACAAGTATAACGCCTATGACGTTGCGTGTACATGGTGGCTTCGCGAACGCTTCAACACTGAACTGCGAAACAGAGGCTTGTGGCAAGTCTACCAGTTCCTGCTTGAGGCAAGTTCGTGGCTGATCGAGTGTGAGATCGAAGGCATCAAAGTCGATGACGCGTACAATATCGCTCTGACCGATACCTACCTCGAAGTGCTTGACGGTCTAGAGCGAGACCTTCGACCTTGGCTTGTGAACCCTCGATCATACCTTCAGGTTCAACACGCCATCGAAGACCTGGGCCTGCAAGTGCCTATCGATCCAAGAACCAAGAAGAAGACTACAAACATCGAAGCGTTGGAAATGCTAGCGGACCAAGCAGAACCTGGTACAGACGCGAATGTGTTCTTCAACTTGATGATGAAGCACAGACGTGAGCAGAAGCTGTACGGCACGTACGTGAAGGGCATCAGAACTCGGATGTTCGAAGGTAGAGTCCACCCGACGTTCCTTCTTCACGGAACCACCACAGGGAGACTTAGCTGCCGTAACCCCAACATGCAGAACGTTGTACGTTCAGTCGAAAGTGGTGATGGAGCAAACAAGATTCGCAAGCAGTTCATTCCTGAGAAGGGGAACGTGTTTGTACAAGCGGACTATAGTACGATCGAGCTTCGGGTCTTGGCAACAGAAGCTCGTGACGCGTACCTTCAGAGTGTCTTCGCTGAAGGTCGAGATCTGCACAATGAGGTGGCACTGCAATTCTTCGGTGAAGGCTTCACTAAGGAACAGCGCGTACGGGCTAAGGCCGTCGTTTACGGTCTCGCTTACGGTAGAGAGGCGATGTCCATCGCAGGAGAGTTCGCCATACCTATGATCGAGGCTCAGCGGTACTTGAACGAGTTCTTCCAGATGATTCCAGAGACCGTACTGTGGCGTGATTGGGTGCGCGACACAGTATTGAACGATGGTGAGCTCACATCGCCTTTCGGACGCAAGCGGCGCTTCTATCTCATCACCAGGGAGAACAAGAACGATGTCGTCAAAGAAGGCTACGCGTTCATACCGCAGTCGACTGCTAGTGACATCTGTCTCACTGCTGGCGGCAGGTTGCGCCTTCGGCATGGGCTGGCTGTCAGGCTACCTGTACACGACTCGCTTCTGGTTGAGTGTAGAGCAGAAGAGGCCGATAAGGTAGCAGCGCTGATGCAACACGTAATGTCAACAACAGCAGCGGAGGTTTACAGTGACTATGTGCCGTTTCCTGTAGACGTGAAGATAGGCACAGACTGGAGCCAAGTGTAATGCCTCGAGGAACACCGTCTAGTGTGGGGGACACACGCTGGACACAGAATGGATATCATATGACCAGAACAGATACAGGTTGGAGATATACACACCAGCTTCTAAAGGAAAAGGAACTAGGAAGGCCTCTTGCATATAACGAGGGAGTCCAGTTCAGGGATAGGGATCCTAGAAACCTTGCCCTAAACAATCTCGTTCTTACCACAATAGTACGTCAGAGACAAGCGAAACGTACTGCAAAGGCACAGAGCGTAAATGATGCGTCGCTTGAAGAACGCATTGCCGACCTAGAGGCAAGAGTCACAGAGATCGAAGCTAAGCTTAGAGAAGCGATGAATCTTGCGGTCTAACTTAGAATCTTCGCGATCTAACCTATGGAACTCGCATGAGCAATAGCTTAGTAGCGGCGCGGTCTCTATGAGTATATATCGCGATCTATTCGATGGAGGTTGCAGATGTTGATAGTCGCTCTGGACCCAGGTGGAACGACTGGTGTAGCCACTTACGAAAGTGCTAATCAGACCTGGGAACGGCTACAGCTAGAACGAGATCACCACGAGCAACTTTACGACTTGCTTGTCGACTGGGAGCCAGACGTAATTGTGTGTGAACGATTTCTGTACCAGCGACGTGAAATAAACAAGGGCGTATCACTACGCCTTGACAGTGTCGAGTACATCGGAGTCACTCGTCTGTATTGTAAGGAACACAACGTCGAACTGGTGATGCAGACTGCTTCCCAGGCTAAAGGACTCTGGACTGATATCAAGCTCAAGAAGGTAGGCCTTTGGATCCCTGGGAAGGTCCACGCCATGGACGCCACAAGGCACTTGCTCTACTACATCACGGTCGCGATGCACGATTCAACGTACGTGATGAAGTTGAAGCCTAGTGCCGAGTGACGCCCCGACTTCCACTCGACACTAGGCGATCTTACCCAACACAATCATCGACGTGCCATTTAGCACTGCTACGATGACGTTGTCGTTCACTGTTGGGGATGCGTACGACACAAGACACTTGATGGTTGTAAGTGTAGTCGTACTGCCACCTAACTGAATCGACACCGTTGGCGCTGTCACAGCAGTGACCTTAGCGATACGCATGACTACGTTGGGTTCGAGACCTTGGCCGACTGCTAGTGGGCGATCAGGCTTTAGGGCCTCTGCCATCTTATTGATGGTGCGTTGATTGTTTCGCCTCATGAGATCTTTGCCACCTCCAAGGTCGATAGGTTCGACGCTCTGTTGGCGATCATCGGTATGACCACCTGTGTGATGGCAAAGTGACTATCGAGGCTAATCCTAGGACGTCGAACACGTATGACGTCGTTCACGTCGAAGGCTGGATGCGGCACTATGTCCATATCCACTTGCTGTACAGCCGCAGATGTCTTTGCTAGTAGTCCTGCAGCCATCGCGTTGGCCTGAGCTACTGTAGTAACTACTGAGCTGGTACTGACGTTAGTGTTACGACCGTACGGACCAAACACGTACGTAGGACTGCTTGGATCGTTATCGTAGGCTTCGCCTCTGACGGCAGGTGCACTGTCTGTCGCTTCACCGAAGACCACGTAATGATTGACCGGATCGTCCTGGTACATCTGAGCATCAGCCATACTGATCTGGTCGCGTGTGTCATCGAACGTCCAAACAGGAATTACCTGTCTTGGATCGAGAATCGGTCGCATTGTGCAGTAGCCATCGACACTGAAGTACAGATCACAACCTATCGACTGTGCAAGCGCGAAGGCACCTGCCCACGGATCTGCTCCTGCTTGGTAGTTCACAAGTGGCGTCGTGTAGACTGTGGACGAGAAGTCGTAGTTGATCTGGATGGATGAGCCTACCAGAACATGATTCAGAAGCATCTGAATCGCTGTTCCGATATTGGTTCCTGCAGCGATCGAATAGTCGTCGGTTAGGGCGGCCCGTGTAAGCTTGCGACTACGATCATAACCGTCAACCCTACAAGTGAATCCGTCGCCCGAGTCGTCAACGCGGAACAGGCTTATGTCGTAAACACCACAGGGGAGCAGTTCGCTCGTACCGTCAGGGTACCTAATGCCTCTGAACAAGCGCATCATCCTACCAAGAGGCTGTAGGAGCTCCTTGTAGTTACCTGGTGTGAAGATGCCGTTCGGATCGCCTAGGTTGACATAAGCGTAGCGCCGTGCTGACGATGTACCGTAGGTGATACTGCCGTCGATGATGTCCAGAGTCGACAGGAGCTGGTTAGTCCTAGCGTCCAGGATCTCGCATAGCGTCGCAATACTATGGCTATCGCGAACGGCTAGATCGAACTTATTAGACCGTGGGAGCATCGACCTGCTCCATCGACACAGTGACTTCGCGCCTCACTGGTGTAGTGTTCATCTCCTTGACTGTAGCGTCGACGATCCTAACCCACCATTGCTTACCTGTCCAGCAGTTCTGTAGAAGCAAGGGCTGAAGCGAACTGCGAAGGGTCATCACGCCAGCGAAGGTTGCATCGTCAATACAATCGAGCACCAGCTGGATCTGTGTACCGCGCAGTACATCTGTGACGACTACGTTGTTCGGACGACCAATCGGATGGAAGGTTGCGCTGTCCTCTGGACTCGTGTAATCGTACTCACCCGAATCACCTACGACCTCGATCACCATGTTCTGCGACGGCGTCGCTGGGTTCTTAAGCCACCAGCCCTGTGTTACCGGTATCGATAGTGTTGTTGGTGAGCTCCAGTCAGATACGTCACTGCCGAAGATAGCACCTATGCCAGATGCCATCCTCTGATTCACCACTACAGCTCCGCGGTAGATTACAGTAGATTTAGGAGTCGCACAGTAGTCCAATACCGTTATCTGCCCTGTCAACGGATTGTACTCACCTAAGTTGCCGAACTTGCTCGTATGAACACCTGCCGAGTTGAACAGAGGCGTCCATGTTGTGCCGCTGTCTTCGGAGCGTTCCAGCTGCAAGTGCGATTGGAACCAGTCGTTAGTACCTGGCGACCACTCTTGGACCGATCCATGTATGAAGCTGATACAGTCGAAGAAGAACGCTGTGCCTGTTCGTCCGTTCTGAATCGTAACTTGTATCGCTGCCCAGTACGCATTCGCTGGGGCTACTGCCGTAACAAACGTCTTCACCCAAAAGCTCGCACAGGTTGTAATTGGCCCTTGACTCTGCGAGAGTGGGTTACCGTTTGTGTCGTACCAGCAGATGATGATCTGTCCGTAATCTGCTAGTCCAGCGTTGCCCATATACATCAGCGCGGTGTATGTTCGACCTGGAACGACACTGATGCCACGGCGGCCAGGTGGAGTAGTAGCACCACAGGCCAGAGCGTTCGTCCTGCTGACCTTAAGGCTGGCTATACCGTCAAGATGTTGTGTCGTATCACGCGTCATAGTTGCTGCGGCAGCTCCACCAGTGAACGGGTAGTAGTTCACCAACTCCCAGCCTGTGGTGTCTGTTTCAAGGGAAGCCTGGTTGGCCGTAAGCATGTTACGTGCACCCATTGCTCCGCCAGTACCAGAGAACTCTGCCCCTCCTGGTGCTACGTGAACGTAGTCAACGTAGTGAATCTCGCCACCAGCTGTTGGACCTACCACTACTGCGATAACAGCCATAAAGGCTGCATTCGCTGGTGCTGCTGTCTGAATACGAACAGCGTTTGTTGCACCAGCCGTACCAGGAATGATCGAGGTCCAGCTAGAGTCAGTAGCTGTATTGGTACCTGTATCAGTTTGAATCAGAGCACCAGTCGAATCAAACCACTCTAGGTCAAGCCGACACACACGAGCAGCGCCGACAGCGTTGAACGTCGCAAGCGCACGGTAGTTCGTTGTAGGGTTGACAGGAATGCCCTGAGTCCCCTCAGACGTACAAGCCTTCATGTCACCAGCAGCCGTACTAGTCATCTGCAGGCAGTGCGCTGTTGAGTCAATGAGGTTGCCTGAGTAGCCTGTGTTGGCTAGTGCTACTGAACAGTTGGTCTTAGCGTACCAACCTTGAAGGCTGATGAGTGGACGATCGAAGTCATGCTGCATCTGACTCAACATGTTGCCACGCATCGCGACCAGGATACTGTAGCGGTTGTTTACGTTGTCAGGCGTTACAGACGTAATGACAGGCCTATTAGCTACTGCAGCCGTTGGAACCATAAGCTCGTAGCCCCACCTCGACCAGCCAGTATGTCGAGAGTGCACACGCAAGAACACGTACGACGTATCCGGGTAGGTTGCAGAGCTACCACCCGTGTCACGCATGTTGATGGTGATCTGTGGGTTTAGAACGACAGCACTAGAGAACACTGGTCCAGAGTCGTAGATGTCGCCGGTATAGCCCGATACATCTGTGTTTCCTGGATCTGTGTAAGTAGTGAACGGCGCGTTCTGTGTACTGAAGACCTTAATGTGGTAGCCGTCAACGAACTCAGTGCCGTATAGGTTCGTTCTGATCCTAATAGTAGGCTCTTGTCCGTTAGTCACCATGGGATCGATGATCATGTCGACTTGCACGTTCTCGATCAAGTACACATTGATCAGTGCCGAAGCGAACCTGTGTAGCTGCATGTTGATTGCGCAACCTGAGTAGATGAACAGCTGCAGGTTGTCCAAGTCTTGTAGGGTCCAAGGTAGACCGCTACAGTTGTACAGTACGTCAGGTGTGTTATCGTTCTTGTACGATATAGCTCCGGCACCGTCGTCTAAGACGATTGGCACTTCCTGTGTGTCTCCAGTGACACGGTCGCGCAGAACGATACGTGTCCGAGCAGCAGTAGGTGTCGCTGGAGGCGTCTCTCGTTGGTGATTCAACGTTATGGAGATAGCAACTATCGAGTACTCCCACCGATTAGCTGGACCGTCGTAGTTGCTCATCTCGACACCCATCACCGAGTCCAGAGTGTCACTAGCGAAAGTCGTGACGTAGTCCGCGCTTCCTACCGCCAGGCATCCGAACAGAGTACCCGCGCCGTGCAGAGCTATATTTGTCTGCTGTAGATCGGCTGACGGTGTTAGTGTAGCTGTTGCGGAATATACTGCGGGCATTATGAACGAGCTCCTGCCTCAGCGAGTACCTTGTCCATCGCACGGTATACGGCATCCTCAATTGCACTTGCGTCTGCGGCGGTTGCTCCACGAGCATCAACGCACACAGCTCCTGGTTGAATGTAGACTGCGTTTCCATTGCCTGCTGCGAGACCGCCACCTGTAGCAAAGCCGTTGACACCTATCGATGCACCTATTTGTGCTTGTAGTTCTGGTGCCATCTTTGCTAGTGACGCCTTAGCGTCAACCCATCCAGCTTCCATTCCATTCTGAAGACCCTTGATGAGCGCTGTACCGTTCTTGTACAGAGTTGTTAGGTCTTTCTCGTATGGACCCTTAAGACCGATAACTGCACTGCCCAGGCCACTAAGCCAGCCGGTAACTTTGTCCCAGACACTCTTCATACCGTCCCAGAGGCCTTGAATAAGTGCAGCACCTGCGTCCCAAAGAACCTTGGCAAGATCACCGATCGCTCTCAGAACGAGACCAGGAAGACTTGAAAGCCAGTTCCACACCTTGAACCAGATTTGCAAGAGTCCACTAAAGAGACCGAAGATCAAGTCCTGGCCCTTACTGACTAACAGATTTGCAAGGTCGCCTATGGCGTCAATGATCTTCCTGGGAAAGGTCTTCAAGAAGTCAATGATAGTGCCGATACCCTTGGTGATGATATCCTTGATGAGGTTCCAGGCACTACTCAGAACCTTCTTGATACCATCCCAAGCGTCGCCCCAACGACCACTGATGACAGCCAAGAACACTTGAATGATGCCTTGGATAATACCGATCACGTCAGCAATGACAGACGCGATCAGGTTCCACAGGTCAGTGATGAGCGTGAGGAACGGTTGCGCAAAGCGATGCCAGATCACCATGATAGCGTCGAACGCTGTCTGCAGAATGATTTTGATGCCTTCCCAAGCCGTCTTGATTATGATGACGACGATATCCCAGACGTCCTTGATCGTTCTAACGACGTATGGCCACAGCATGACGAAGAAGTTGATGATCGCCCTAATGGTCGGCATCAGCCTGTTGAAGATGTCGACTACAGCTTTGCCGACACTCTTGGAGCCGCTGGTGAAGCTAGAACTCCAGGCCTGAAACGTCTTGATGAGCTGCTGCACTGTATTGACGACTAGCGAGACAACAGACTTGACGACCTTCATGATACCAGGGCCAAAGCGGTTCCACAGAGTGAGTGCTGTAGTAACAACCCAATCCCATACGGCTACGAAGATAGCAGCAGCGTCCTTAGCCCACTGCACAAGGTCTGCCCACACTTGTTGCAGGATCTGCCAAGCATCTTCTGCCCACTGTCTAAGATCTGCCCAGGCCTGCTGCAGCCAGTGCCAGATGACAATCAGAGCGTGCCATGTATTGACAGCGACGGTAGTGATATCATCCCACACTTGCTGGAGGATCTGCCATGCGTCCCCAGCCCACTGTTTGATATCAGACCACGCTTGCTTCATCCAAGGCCAAACCTTATCGCGCAAGATCACCCATGCGTCCATGGCCCATTGTTTGAAGTCTGCCCAGTACTGTCTGAAGTACGGACCTATGGTGTCCCAGTGCTTGTAGATCTCGTAGGCAGCTAGTGCCAGAAGCGCTATGACGACAAGTACACCCAGGATGATGAGAATGAACCCTGAAACTGTCAATCCAAGAAGCGCAAGCACACCTTGGAAGATCATAAAGCCGCCCACGACGACCATGATGATACCGAACACAACGAGGAAGATACCCACAAGCGCTGCGATGCGTGCAATGAGTTCTTTCGTGTGTGGTGATAGATTGATGAAGAACTGTAGGATCTTGTTGCCTATTGACAACATCTTGTTCCAGATCGGAATAAGGGCATCTCCTATCTGTGTCTTGAGTATTGCAAGGCGATTCGCGAACAGCTGCGCTTGAGACGCAGGTTGATTGAACATGATGTTGTAGGCAGCGTTCGCAGTACCAGACGCGTCGTGCATGTCCTTAACTAGTGCATTCAACTGGTCGAAGCCTGTAACGGCGACATCAAAGAAGCGCCTAGCCTGAATTGAGTTGCCTGCGCCCTTCATTAGGTCTTGCAAAGCGGCTGCTCGTTGTGGCTGAGTCATGTCAGCTAGCTTTGCACCCAAGTCCGTAACGATATCGTTCACCTGTCTGAACGAGCCATCTAGGTTTGTTGTTGCGACACCCATAGCATTCAGACGAGAGTCGAACTTAGGATTGGCTAGAACGTCGAACGCTCTCGCAGCAGACGTAGCTGCCTGTGACGTACTTAGACCGTTACGGGTCAAGAACGCCATAACGCCAGACAGTGTCTCCAGCGTCTGCCCAGCATTCTTAGCGCTTGGCAAGACACGTCCTATAGATGTAGCGAACTCGCCGAAGGTACCGACACCTTTCCGCACTAGCTGGAACTGGACATCGAGTACGTGGTTCACATCGGATATGGGTATCTGCAGGGCGTTCATGATGGCAATTGTCGAACGCCCAGCATCCTGAATGCTGACCTGACCAGCTACGGCTTCCTTACCGAATGCCATCAGCAGGTCTTGTGCCTGCTTCGTATTGACATCCATGGACGAGAAGATGTCGTACAGCGAACTCTGTAGCTGTTCGAACGGCACTGGAATTGCCTTGGCGACATTATAGCCGATGTCCTTGATGTCATTGAGACTGACACCCAACTGATCGACCTGTGTCAAGGTAAGTGCTGCTTGCCTATTGTACTCAACGGCAGCATTTCTAGCACTGTTCAAGAACGAGAGGATACCTGCACCTGCAGCGATAGACGCAACGCCCAGACCAAGTAGTGCGGTGCCTGCGCCTATCTGCGCCTTCGCTGCAGCTTGGGCATCTGCTTCCAGCGACGTGAAGTTACGACCGACATCAGCGAACACACGTGACGCCTGGTCCTTCGCACGCAGGATCAGAAGTACTTCACGGACTCCTAGGGGCATTCTTCTTCACCTCCCTCTCCTGCTTCTCTGCCACTGCGATCGTGTAGAAGCGCAGGACATAGACGAAGATGAAGTCCTGATCCAGAAGCCCTCCAGGTCGAGGAAGTTGGCCGACTGTAGTACAGAGCCATGCTACCTCTAGCAGTGTTGCCAGTGGAACATCGACTCCACTACCATCAATAGCTCTCCTGACCTGGTTTAAGAGTTTCCCTCGTCATCCGGGCTGAACTGGTTCATCGAGTCGATCGAGTCCGAGATCTCCTGTCCTATTCGTGGATCTAGGAGAGTCAACGTGTACGGCAACTTGAAGTCCAGCAGTTCACCTGTGTGGTTCTCCAGATTGTGCTCTACGATGCAAGCTCTGAACTCGAACTGAGTCACAGCTGTTTGGAGCATCTGGATATCCATCGACTGCTTGCCTTGTGCGTTATCGATGGACATCTGCATGTTCATCTCACGACGCTTCAGGAACTCGCCGTAGTTCAACCTTCTCAAGATGACGTATCCGCCTGTGCACGACTTGAGGTCGACTCGACGAGTGTCGGTGATGTCCACAGTAGCTCGGGGCATAGCTACTTTCCTTTCTGGTTAGACGATGTTCTCCTGGCAAACGACCGCGATCGCGTACGCCTTTGACGTCACAGTGTCGTATGCACCTATGAAGTCGATGGTCGCACGATGTAGGTCGGCCTGTGCGGTCAGGCCACTCAGGTTGTATGTGTCACGATCCACCTTCGGAAGCGTAATCGTAACAGAGTTGTTAGCGCCCTTGGAGCACGCGATCGCCAGTGACGTCTGTGTCAGCGCCTTGAACGCGTCGTACTCGGTACGGTCGTTGAAGTCGCGGTCCAGTGACGCCTTGACAACGCGCTCGCCGTAGCGCAGGTACGCCGGTGTCGTCGTAGAACTCAGCATGTTCGCTGGCACAAGACCATCCTCGATCGTAACCGTAAACTTGTCACAGTCAAAGATCTGAGACGATGTTGGAATCTGGATGTTGTATTGTCCAGCATTGAACGGAATGTCCACAACGTTGTAGGCGAAAGTTGGCGACGTCTGTACCGCCTCATCGAGTCCGACGATACCGAACTTCACCAGCGTGATGCCGTTATCGGTCGAGAACTCCATGGTGTTGACCAAACAGCCTGTGTAGCCGAACACCGTTGTGCCGCGCACTACTGTTAGCGACAGCGCAACCTTACCAGCTACCTGAGCACCTACTGCATTGTGCAGAGGCGTCGTTGTGTAGGTATAGTTTGGACCGGCACCGGTCTTAGCGACGGTATTGCGACTGCAGTAGAGCCAGTACGGCAAGACGCGCTCCATGAGCTCCATCTCGACGTCACCTTCGATGTTGCTCCAACCCTTAATCGGACCCATGTCATCCGCGATACCACGGATCACACGACGTCGCTGGTTGGTTGGCTTGTACTGTAGTGTCTCCGACCTGATGGGGAAGAACTGTGTCGGCGGCACATACGTACCAGCAGTAGTCTCGAACGCCAGGCCCATGAACCCCTGAGCGTTGATCGAAACGGTCATGCAGTCACCTCCGGGGTTGGGTCAGGCGCGGGCGTGTCACTCGAAGCGGCCACAGGGGAGGGATCTGGCGCATCCGCAGTTGACGTAGCTGTTTCAGTCGCATCGACTGATAGCGAACCTGGACCTGGCGCAGCTTCGAGATCCTGCACGACAAGAAGATCTTCCCACTCCTCCTTGCCTTGAACAGCTAGGAAGGTCTGCACCTGCTCGTCTGTTACATCGTACGTGCCACCATTCTCGAACTCACCAAGGCCAGCCACCTCAATGACAGCGCCGGCTGGCGAGTTCGGAAAGTTGACTGTCACTGAAGGCATTACTGTCCTCCTAGATGAGGGTCTTCGAGATAGCCTGGTACGTAAGTCGATACGTACGTACCCAGCTGCCTGCTCTGTTGACTGCTCCAGGCTCGTTGTCCGAAACGTGTCCTGCAAGAGTCAGTCCGCCTGAGAACTTGTCGGCATGAATGAAGTCTTCTACGATACCCGCGATTTCGAGACCTTGTATTTCGTTCAGTTGCTTGTCCTGCAGCTTCCCGATGAACACAAGGAAGAAGACCTGAAAGTTGTGAAGCACTGCATACGGTCCGCCGTTCCACTCTCGCCTTGTAGGTCCGGCTAATACGCACATTGAAGGAGTCGTTGGTAGGAGATTCTGATCGCCGTACCAGACATCCTCGAGCATCAGATCGCGCTTGTTCAACAGAGCCTGGTTGTACCAATACTCTGCTACCTCGTGCGCGTGTGACGCTAGCGCTACCATCAGAAGCCGTGAGCTGCAAGGCGCTCACCCGCCCACGTGTCGAAGACGTTTACGCAGCCATCTTCGTCTTCCGGTTCCTGAAACAGCAAGAAGGGGCGCTCAGGATTGAACCCAGCACCTACTTGATGGAACACACCATACGATGCTGGTTCCGGTATAGTGTTGACTTGCGCAGTGCCACCAGGACCATCAATTGACCAGATGTTGAGCTGCTGAGCTACACGCCTCAAACGTCCTGTACGGATCATAAGTTCGTTGTAGTCCTTATGCGCCATTGTATTGTCAGTATCTGGCGGCCAAGGTGGCCTACCACCTGAATTGAAGTTCTTCAAGAACGATGGTGCGAGCACTTGTTGGATGCAACGCTTGAGCGGTTCATTGTAGCTCTTGAGCTGGATCCCTAGCTCGGCGAAGTCACTTGCTAGCAAGGCCGCAGAAGGCACCATATCGATGCCGAAGCCGAACGCGTCCATCAGAACACCGAACCGATAGTGAAGATGCGCTGGTTGTTCGGATCGGAATCCTGATTGTCAGTCGGATAGAACTCGGGCGAGCCTTGCAGTGTTAGCAAAGCATCCTGGTCAATGAGTTCAAGTGCACCACTGGAGATGTCCTCAATGAACTTGGTTGCCCAAGTTTCAAGGTGCTTGCCCCAGTTGCCAGTATCGATCGCCATATCTTCAGACAGCTGTCGCTCATAGAACCAAGCAGCATACAGCATCGACATCGCATCGAGAACCAGACTAGGTGTCGATTCTAGATCGACCCACCCGTCTATGTTGTACTGGGTTCCAATACGTGTGAGGACGTAATCCGACACAGTCATCTCTAGGGCAGGCTCGATGGCAGTTATCGTCGCCTTAGTAGGTTCCAGCCACTGCTGGACCTTATCGAGGGTTAGATAAGCCATCGAGCCTAACCTAGGTCACTCGCCGGTACTACCTGCGGGCGGGGCAGAGTCGGCGGGTGTGTCAGGAGCTGGTTCTGAGGGCTGGAGCGGAGTACCATCCTCATCCGTGACTTCTGACGTGTCCTCAGGAGTCTCAGCCGGAGGTTCCTCTGTGGCCGCCGGGGGGACATCCACGTTAGCGGCCTTCAGAGCCTCTTCCAGCTGGGCGATACGGGCATCCTTCTCCTCGAGCAGGTCGGCGATGACGGGTGCACCGGCGCTGCTTGGGGTGAGGGCAATGGTGCCCTCCTCCAGCCAAGCCTCGACAACATCATCTGAAACGTTGTCGGGGATTGTGCTGTCCTGAGGAATCCATAGCACGAGCGACTCGCCATTGTCGTCGATGAACCCGTGCTTGATGTTGGTCTGTGCGAAGTAGGTCGTCATGCCACAGCCGCCTTGATGAGGTAGCCAGCAAGGGCCTTGCTTGTGCCGTCCAGTGCCACGAGCTTGATGTCGTAGCGACGCGACACTCGCACGAGGTCACACTTGCGACGCTCTTCACGCCACTTCTCGGTGACCATCGGCATACCAGCGCCGTAGCCCCAAACGAACTCGTACCCGAAGGCCGGGATCTTGAGACCAGCGCGCGGAGGCACGTAGGCCAGAAGAACATCCTTGCCCCACAGGTACGAAAGGGAAGCCGTCTGACCGAGGTTCGCGGTGTTGTAGCCAACGCCAGGAACGATGGTCGTCTGGATGCCGAGGATCGCGGCGATGATCTCGGGCGTGAGAACGCCACGCTCCGAGTATTTGATCCGCTCGATGAAGTCCGGATGATCTTCCAGCTGGGACATCACCTGATACGGAACAACCGCCACGTTCGGCTCCATGAACAGCCCTGCGTGGATCGTTCGGAATCCTGTGCGGAAGTCCGAGATCGGGTTGCTGTTCACGTAGTCGCTCCACTGCGAGGTGCCCGACAAGGTTGTCGAGTAGCCCGAAGCGAAGTTGCCCGTTGTAGTAACGAGCGTGTGGATCGCGAGCTCCCGACCAAGGAGCACACGTGCCGTGACTAGCTCGGTGCCGTCACGGTCTGGCGCCAACGGCGGATCGGCGTTCTCGCGCTCTTCATCCGTGATCGGGATCTGCAGCGAGTGCTCGCGGGCGAAGTAGTTCTGGGTCGAAACAGCCAAACCCTCGATCTCGTTCGCCTGAGATCCCGGAGCTCGGTAATCTCCACCCTGTGGTGGGGTCCAAGCTTCACGGCCGAAAACGTAGTACAGATCCGACTGCTTGACCACCGGAACCGGTGGAAGCAACTGATCGCCCACGAAGGCGTTGTTGGGCCACGCCACGGAGATGTTGGTGAGGACGATGTCGATGTGAACACTGCCGCCACCCCGTGGATCGTAAACTGCCATGTCTCAGCCCCTTTCAGGTGGTGGCGGTGTTGTTGTGCAACCCCGGAGTGAGTAGGACATGAAGCTGATCGCCGTCCGCCGACGCAGCTTCTAGAGCGAGGCCCACAACAACCTCGTTGAGACCAGCAGTACCAGCGAGCGACCCGACCTTTCCGTTCGCATCAGCACGAACTAGCGTGCCTCTCGTGATCGACCCATTGGCAATTGCCGTAGTGATACCCATGAGCCGAATGTCAGCGATGCGTGCGTTGGTACCATCAGCCGCACTGATGCTTTCCTGACAGACACCGATCGTCTGGTCAGTCGCTGCAGCTGTCTGCACGACAGTATCGTCGGCGGACAACTTGACGCAGCGGAACTGAGGGATCGCGGCCGACGTCTTGTAACCCTTGTCGATTACATAGTCCGAACCGGCCATATCAGCGCACCTCCTCCATCACCGACTCGCGCAGGTACGCGTCGGCTAGGTCAGAGTCCTCCGACGCCTTCATGGCTGCGTCGGTGTAGGACAGCTTCTCTTCCTTCATGATCTGCTTGACGCGATCGTCGAAGGACTGGGTAGCCGTCCTGCTATTACCGTTGGGACGGGAGGCGCCGCGCTCACCAAGCTCGACGATACCCTTCTCCAACGTCTCACGGACGGTCTCGATGATGCGGTCGCTGTATGCCTCGTTCGGGGCGGTAAGGCACAGCGCACTGATGTTGTCACGTGCTGTCGGCGTGAGCGCCAGCTTATCCGATTTGATATCGGAAAGCTTCTTGCCTACCGAGGTAGCGCGTTCCTTCAGCTCCAACTGCGCAAGACGCTTTCGATCGGCCTCGCGATCATCCATCAGCTTCTTGACAGTCTCATTCGTCTCGGCCAGCTTCGCGAGTTCCTTGTCAGGATCCTCGGTCGGCTTGTTCTCGTCGACAGGTGGCTTTGGCTCTGTGAGCTTCGCCTCCAGCGCAGCGAGAACCGCCGCCTCGTTGTCGGCACCGTCCTCTTCAGACAGCTTGACGCCGAGGAGCGCGGCCAGCTTCCTCAGCAGGTCCACGTTCTCTCCTTGCTTGGGTGGGTTTGCGCTGAGGGCGAACGCCTCAGACAGGTTGATGGGTAGGATGTCCTTTAGGAAGGGACGATTGGTAATCGCTCCTCCACACACGACATCCTGGTATGTCACGCCGCTCTTGGGATGTTCCCATTCGTCGGCGAATTCGGGGCTGAAGTAGCGGTACTCCCGATTTGCCAGGGCTTTGTAGGCTTCGGGCGTGAACTCGACAGCAAACCAGAGACCAGAGTTACCTCTGCTCTCCATGTCCTTCACCCATCCGGCAGCCTTGCCTGTTTGTTCCTTATGGTCATAATCAATGTCCAGTTCGATCTCGCGGACGTTGTCCTTGAAGTTCTGAACCATCCGAGCGATCCTGTCGCTCGTAATGTTGATCATGCCGTAAGTGGGATGCGTGTACTGGCCAAGCGGTAACGCTTGTAGCCATGTCAGCTTGCCTGGGAGTGAGAGCGTAATGCCCTGCACATCTACCAGGTAGCCAGCTGTTTGTGCCACGCGGACCTCCTGTACTAATTATACGCTTCGTCACCTAGGAACGGCACGAACAATATACGTCTATCCTTGTGCGTCAGCGGGCGGAGGTGCTCCTGCGCCTGTAATGTCAGGTACTTCATCCTGCGCCGACGTCTCATCGTTGATCTTCGCCATTGGCTTGACTAGCTGACGAACGATGGCCGTCGCTATGCCGGTGACGCCGACAATTATCGCCGTGCCTACAGCTGTATCGAGCTTGTCAGCTGCAACCAAGATACCTACAATTGCAGTGACTGCCGCAACGACTATGCCAGCGATGACTGCTGGTTCGTACGAAAGCTTCATTTGTCACCTCTTCTATGCTCATCCATCCGAGCCTCGAGGACTGTAATCTTCTCGGTCAGATCACGTATCTGCGCTTGCATGTCTTGAATGTTGCTCGAAGCTGTTCGTGATCTGGTTTGGTTGGACATTATCGCAGTACCTACTAAGCCGAAGAGACCAGTGATCCCTGCAGCTAATACAGCCGCTGTTCCGTTAGGGTCGCCAACAATGCTAATTACGTAGGGCATAAGCGCCCCTAAAGGAAGCCGCTGAACAGAGAACCACTAGGAAGAGTAGCACTCCAATTCCAGGAACGCTAACTGACTTGCCTTTCACAGCCGCAATAAGCACACTTACTTCCCACGCGAAGAACCACACCGCTGCTGCAGTAAATGCCCAGTTACGTACAGGGATGTTATCCATGCCTGTACTTAGTGCAAGTGTAAACCCTGTCGACGAGTACAAGAACCCCCACGTAGCGGGGCCAATCCACGAGAACAGTATGTCATACGCAGGCGAGTTATAAGTGTCAGGCCAGATCGATAGTGTCAGACCTAGATAGATGCAAAGACCCGCCATCGCGTAACCGAGCCACTTCACAGCTGCATACCTAGTTTCTGCCAGGTTACCGGTCCCACCATACCGTCAACCGCAATCCTCGAGCAGTACTGAATCACCATCACGTTCTTCTGGGTAGCTGGACCATATACGCCATCAAGGCCCAGCTCAGGCATGTGGAACATCTCGTGCGACCAGTTGAGACACCACTGTACGCACCACACATCCTTACCACTCATTAGTGGCTTGGTATCCTTGAGCAGCCTCTGGTACTTCTGCTGCCTAACAGCCGCGTTGATCGCGTTGTAGTCGGGCACCGTAGGAGGAGGCGTAGGCGGCGTAGGCGGCGGTCCCTTGAGGAAGAACGTTACAGGTACTACGTTGGCGTCTGTGTTACCCCACGGACCTTGCCAGTCGTCGTCGAACTGCCATCCACCATTTGGCCATCCAGGCATAGGCTTGGGCCAGAATCCACTGTACTGTCCTGTGGTGACTTGCGTCGCCCAGTTGCGTGGGTCCTTGTCTGGACGCGGCGACGCCAGTGGGTACCGAGCGTAGATGATGTCTCGGTTGCTCCACAAAGCAGGGGTGAGATGTGCGTTCAGCCATGATACGCCTCCGTAGATCATGACGTTCGCACCTACACCTGGGTAGCTATCGAACGCTTGACAGAACGATTGCAGTGCTGTGTTATTTACAGCAGCAGGGAAGCCTGCGCCGTCTTCACAGTCTGCTAAGATCCGAAATACCTGAACACCAGAGTCACCCAACGCCTTGCGCATTGCGGAGATCTGTGCGTTCATGTTGTTCGCCGACGGAACCATGTAGGCGATGATCAACATGTTGTACTTGCTTGCGTTCCTCGCCGATGCGATCCAGTCAGGATCTGTTACAGGGCCACCTTTCCAGTGGACCGCACGGATCGTGACTGCTGTAAAACCCAACGACCTATACAGCAACGCATCCTGTTCAGTAAGCAATTGGCCTGCTGAGGACGAAATGTCCGTGATCGGAACGAGCAAGCTCGCCATATCAACCATTGGTACCTCCAGAGTTATCAGTGCCCGCGTTCGACTTCCCTGTGCCTTGAGCCTGTTGCTTCATGTTACCTGCCTGACTTTGCCTAGGCGGTCCTACTCTTGCGCCGGGAGCCGTTGGCGCACCTGGTAGCTGAGGCGTTGCCTCAACACGTGTTGTCGTCTCATCGATCGGCGGCAAGTCCATCTCGTCGCGGATCCACTCTTCCAGCTTGTCATCTGGCTGAATAATACCAGCACCTACGAAGTTCCGAATGGCAAAGCTGATAGTTCTCCAGTCAACAGTCTCGCCCATCTTGCGCACACGCAGTTCAGGATAGTTCGTCACACCAGGCCAGTTATAGTCAACCAGCTCAGGAATGGCATACTTGTTGAAGACATCACGCACAAGATCTGCAATGTAACGCGTTGTCTTCATGAACATATCCGATATCTCTGGCGCTGCACGACCCTGATGAGGATCCATGAATTGGCCCATCACGTTCGCCATGATCATGCGATCGTGGTGTTCGATCGACTCTATGCAGTTGACTAGGTTACCTTCGAGCGGCATCATCACGACTTCCCAGTTCGGCGGAAGCACAAGGTGTGCCTTCTCGTTGGAACGAAGATTGCGTCCGAGCTCGGCTGCTAGCGCCTTATCGGTAGTAGTGAAGTTTGGTGGAAGCTTTACGACAGGCAAGCCAACGCCGTGTCTTTCCTTCTGAATGGCGTCAACCTTGTATAGGTTCTCCTTGTAGAACCAGTGCTTATACGCCGAACGCAGCACGCTCAAGCCGGACATATCGCCGGCTTCCTTGTCGAAGGTGAACACTAGCAGCTTGTTGATCGGGATGAAGACAGGTTCCGCTACAGGCAAAGGCTGGTAGAAGCTAATACCAACCGGTCCACCATTGGAGTCGTAGAACCACTGATTCAGGTCCAACGGGTGCCTAGGCGCCAACTTCTTCCACATCACGTACGGCTGTCCTTGCCAGATTCGGATGTCCCATACCTTCTCCAAGACGTAGAACCCAAAGTCCAACATGGACAAGATCTCTGTCAGAAGCTGAGGCCAGCTCGCCGACATGCCTACGAACAGGTTATAGTTCACGAAGTCAGCGATCTGCACATCAAGCGGATCTGTCGTTGCAGGCACAATGTACCAGCGCGCACCAAGACAAGGTGTCTTGATCAACCGCAGTGTTGATCTGACTTGTGCGTCATTACGACGCATCTTGTCGTACGTTCGCAACCCGTTGATGCCGAAGAGATCCGGGTTGTACTCCATGCGGAAGATAGAACCATAGCTTGTAAGACCCATAGTACCAAGCTCACGGAAGTCAGGCAGCATATCGATTGCGCCCTGAGTCGTGGGATCATACAACTGCTTGACCTCAAGTGGCGCTTCTGTCACCAGTACAACACCGTCTGCGTGCCCTAACACCTTGTAGTTGTACACGAGCTCGTGCGGCGAGATCTGCGGCAGCTTCGCTAGGTCGATTTCCATCAGAACACCTTGCTTTCCAGACTACCGAACATGTCTACGTTGTCGCCGAAGAATATGTCCTCGATGCCGAACGCGGCCGTGTCCTCTCCAAACACCACAGGAGCGTAGGCCGATGGAGCCCAATCAGTAATAGTCTCCTCAAGGTGATGCTGAGCACCGAGTTCGAACAGATGCATCATCGCATAACGTAGAGCATCAAGACCATCGTCGTCTTCCTTGACAGCAACACTATTGGAGTTGGTCTCGCGAGTGCCGCTGTTGAGACTCTCTGGTGCACGATACATATTGAACTCGTGGATCAGACGCTGGCAATCCGGCGAGACAGTCAGCAGTGGTCTCTGCTCAGGAGTGCCATATTCGTCTAGTACACTACCTGTTTCGTACAGCCTCATGTAGGTCTTCATGAGGTCAATACCCCTACGCCAGTTGGATTTGGCCATAGGATCGGCTAAACAGCCACAGAAGTGTGAACTTACGTACAAAGCTGCGTCTGGATCGGCTGCATCGCCGAAGCACCCATCAAGGTGATAGCCTGGAGGGTTATCGCGCTTGGTCTTCAGGTAGATGATATGGTTCTCCAGCGACCAGAACGACTTGTAGTACTCACGCCACACGTGAACTGAGCCCATTGGCGAGACCTGGAACTCGATACACGCCATTGGATGAGTGAATCCCCAGTCCATACCCATGTAATTGGGCCACAAAGGGTTGAATTGGTGCTGTTGAACGTGCACTGTCTCGTCGAACTCGCCGAAGATACGCCCTATGAAGCTGGAGAAGTCCGCGCCTATCTCCTGGGCGAACCATTCTGGCGAGGTTGTACGCTCGATTTGCAAGATTTCCGAGTCGTTTCGCCCTCCAGGGTACACGATTGGGTTCTCCCAAGACGGGAAACGCCATGATTCGTACTCCGGAAAGCCTGGGTGACGCCCGTATTGCCAGATTTCGTACAGCCAATTGTGTCCTTCTGGCGTCGTTGGGAACACAGCATCGCCTCGAAAGTCCGACAAAGCCGGTCGAATGAAGCGCTCCCACGTCTCTGCGTGGTGCTTTGCCGCCTCAGACATGATAACACCGCTCAAACCTTCGCCGACCAACGTCTCTGGGTGCTGCGCCGAACGCACTTCAATGCGTGTCTGCCATGGCATTTCGATGTACATTTCGCCTGAGCGCTTGCTGTAGTTCTTCTTGACGCGCTTGTCCTTGCCGATTTGCTGGCCGATGATCAGGTCGTTCCAGATGACTCTGAACTCTTTCTCACCCAAATCGTAGGTCGGACCTACAATCCAGTACCGTTTCTCTGGTTCAAAGAGTCTTGGCTCGAAGTCACGACCAGCCATAGTCGACTTGCCATAGCGTCGACCGCAGCAGGCTACACGGAACCTCGCGTCACTTGCGTGAAAGGCGAACTGTCCATGCGAGTGAGGCGTGTAGCCGATCTTGGCGAACAGCGCTGCCTTGTCGACTACGTTAGGCATAGTACATCATGTGTGCGCCCAATCCGTCTGCACCGATTAGGATGTTCGGATAGTACGCACTGACACCCGTAGGTGCGATGATACTTCTCTGCACCTCAGGCGTTGTGATCTCGGTCCACACGCCTCCAGTCGTGCGTCTCCATACACGAGCGTACATCGTCGTAGCATCTCGCATTGCAGTGACGACGATTTCGTTGTTGACAGGGTCGACGCAGCCAGCCGTAGTAGACACAGTGAGGTCCGGACAGCCAGTCTCAGAGCACCTTGCACCTGGTGCTGAAGTGGTGAAGCCGTTTACCCACTGCCACACACCGTCACCCTTAGTCAGCCAGACTGTAGTTGGCGTGACACCATCCTGCCACATGCGCCCTAGGTAGCGACTGCTCAGGACACTGAAGTTCCACACGTTGGTCCATGTTTCACCATCGTCTGTGGACTTCATAACACCTGTGCGCGGTAGCATCACCAAGATATTGCCACTAACAGTGTCTCGGAGAAAGTCTGCCTGAATATCCGAAGCACCATTAGCGTCCGTGTACTTCTGTACGTAAGCAGCGCCATCTGTCGACTTGCTGATGATCTGAGTCGTACCGTTATTGCCGGCAACTAGGCGGTACGTGTGACCAGCATTGGTATACTCGAACACAGCGTGAGGCGTGTACGTAACGCCGTATGTATCCTTGGTCCACGCTACCGGCGCAGATCCGTTGGTCACATCTGTATTGCGCCAGATCTCACCGTTGTCGATACCAACGATCGCTGTGATTGGCCCAGTACCGAGGAAGCAAGTCGCGTACCAGCTGAAGCCTCCGTAACCAGTCGTACCCGCACCTGCGAAGCCGTAGCCGCCACCGGCGTCGAGCGACGCGTCTGGCTGCCCATTGAAGTCGTGGTTGTTGAAGACCCAGGCTGTGTGGTCTGAATCGCCTACCATTCCCTTGGTCGTAGAGAACATCTTGACGCGTCGTGTTCCTGCCGCTCCCATACCCTTCATGTAGGGCTTCCAACTCGGCGTCGCTCCAAACGGTGACGTACACAACCATACGCCGTGCTTGCCTGCGGCGAGTAGCTGAGTACCGTCTGCATTGACTGCGAGACAGCCAGTCACCCACTGTACGCCTCCAGGTCGCGACTGCTCGGCCGAAACGATACCAAGCGAGATACCGATGAACGGTCTGCTCTCGCCATCTAGATTGAGTGACGATCCAGCGTTTGCCCACGATGTCGAGGTTGCGAGCGATGCCCACACTGGTGTGACTGCTCGAGCGTCATTACACACTGCGAGGACACAGTAGAAGTTCTTCGTGCTGCCACCTGCACCTGCGCTCAGTGTGTACGAGCCTCCCGTGGCGGTTCCCTGGTTGGTATCCGAACCTGCAACCAGATGGATCTTGGTGCCGTCGTTGAACGCAGCGATGTTGTGCCAACACGCCGCTGGCGCCATGATAGAACCGTCGTCGATCCGCCTCCAACTAACGGATGCAGCAGTCCAACCACCACTTGACGGATCTCCGACGGTGCACTCCCACACTGAAGTGTTCGTTGTATCTGTATTCCCTGTCGTCACATACAGATAGTCGATTCCACCCAGCGTGGCATGTACACACCCGTTGCAGCTGGAGAACGTCGGCGCACCAGTGCCAGCGTTGTCGATTCGTGTGACCGTGGGCGACGTGTTCAGACTACGAATGACAAACACTCCACCGCGTGTGCCAGTATGGTCGTTGTTCGGCTGGCCAGAGCCGTCCATGCCATTGTCATTCGCCACACCGTACGCGATGTTGGCTTTGCTGCTCCAGTCGAGCTCCATCCAGCACCTGTGCGTCGCCTCCGTGAAGCCATCGACCTCAGTTAGCGTGTCACCTGTCTTCCAGAGTAGCAGACCACCAGGCACCTTCTGGTTGGAAGAGCCATTGTAGCTGGAACTGCGCTTGCGACAAGAGATGAGTGCCTGACCGGCGTCGTTGGCGATGATCAGTGTACCAGTCTCACGCGGAAGTGTACCGCCATCAGCTGCACCAAAGTAGGTCTCGGTGATGAGCGTAGCGTCACCGTTCGTATATGGATGGCGATAGATTCCGCCCGCAGCGTTCCCGTAAGAGCCGTGAAGCGAGAACAGCAGTGTGCTGTTGCCGCCGATCGCTCCACCCTTACGAAGGTCGAAGCTGAACCCACCTGAAACAGACCAACCCGTTCCACGACACTTAGGTCGCCAGCAACTATCTGTCGCAGACCACATCTGGCAACCGTACACGTCTGTGAACGCGTACCATGTATTGTTGAGCCAGGCAGCACCAACACCTCGACCGAGTCCGTCGATCACTCCCATGTCGGACTTCCACGATGGCGCAGGTGCAGAGACTGCCGCTTGCTGGCCCTTGCGTCTCAACATTGCTGTGGTTGTAGACTGTGCAGGCATGGTGTCCTCAGACGAAGATCTTGGTGTTGTTGGTGATGATACTGTAGTTGTGGACCCACGACTCAGCAGCCGACGTAGGCACGACCGCATTGACTACACCTCCTGGGTCAGAGCTGAAGCTCGCTGGCCAGCTAGCAACAGCAGTGCTCGCCAGTAGTGTCGTGTACTGGAAGACACCTCGACCGAGCGTAGGCACGCCTGACTGAAGGTTAGCACCGTCAATTGCGAGTGTAGTGCTATCGCTGTTGGCTGCTGCTATGTAGTAGCGGTTGTTGACGAAATCAAGCGTGATCGGCGAAGCAAAGTTCTGTTGGATGACTCCGTTCGCTGTACCGGGGAACTGTACTGCACCTAGCAACGTTGCTGTCAGCTTCTTCGCCGTGACCGCATCGAACACGACACGATAGATTGCAGCTCCGAAAGTCGAGCCTGCGAATAGCGTTCTGACACGTATCTCGAGGCCACTCGTGACAATGAGTGTTCTACCCTGTGGATCAATTGGCCAGAAACTCGCCTTGAGAGCTGTTGGAGAAGTCTGACCTGCATTGCCGAAGCACATTGGGTTCGCCATCATGATGCCAGGATCTGCTGGGATCGACGCAACAGAGCCCCAGCCAACCCATGAAGCGCCACCATCATGTGTCATGAAGGTGTACAACTGGTTGTAGCCAGTTGTCGTGATCTGCTGTGGTGCTGTTCCATCGGGAATCCACACGAGCCCTGGGATTCCTGTGCCACTGACGTCTGAGAAGTCGATCGTGTACCCGCCTGGCGCTGATTGCTTCGTCCAGATCGTGATCGACGTAGCATCCGAAGCCGACGCGTTGGTAAAGTGGAACTTCGCGTTGGCGTCCAGCGTCACGTAGTGTACTGATCCGCTCTGCGTGTCGATGTTGGTGTAACCGGCACCTGCTGCCGACGCCGTGTAGGTCTTTAGCACCGAGGTAGAGCCACCAGCGTGCCCAACAAGGTTCAACAGGTCAATTGCATTGACCCCAGCGTTGGCATAGTCAAGCAGTGCCTGGTACTCGTTGCCACCCCAAAACGCGTACCTGAGCGAGCCCATGTTCGGCACGGGTCCTCCTCCTTACTGGAGCCTGTTGATGTAGCGCCCTGTCTGACCCTTAGTGGTCAAGAGCGGCACGTTGTCGATAAACTTCGCACTCGCACCTGCATTGCCGTAACTCTCGATCTTCAACTTCAGACCGCTCGAGGTGCCCTTGGAATACGCGACTGCGTTGAACCGTCGACCCGCTGCGTCGACGTAGATTACCGACCTGCGACCTGAACCGCGCGTAACCTTCTTGCCACCCGAGGCAGGTCGGTTGTTGTTGTCTGTGCCAAGCGCGACAATGGGCATCAGCACATACCTGCTTGGTTGCCCTTCGTAGGCTTGTAACCCTTGCTTGAACTCACCACGGTAGGCTGGACCGTCTCGCGCGCCTTACCCATCGGCTTGACTGACGCTCCTGGCTTCTTCGCAACTGCCGCACCGCCAGCCGTTCCAGCGCGGCCACTGACCGCCTTGACACTGTTGCCTGTGCTGACTGCCTTACCTGTAGCTGTTGCTCCCATCGCACCTGGTGTCTGCCCTGCTTGGTTGGCCTTGCGTCCTGTTGACTTCAAACCGCCGCCCGTGTTGCTCCGAAGCGCCACAGGAGCTCTTTCTGCACCAGCAGGGCTGCCTGCATTCCGAGGTGTTGCAGTGTTCTTCGGGCCGCCACCGCCCATTCCTGTCTGTTGCGGTGCCTTGCTTCCGTACGCCATCTGTTAGATCCTCCTATCGACGGACAATGCCTGCGAGACTCATCAGCGCGATGATCCCAACCTCCACTACTAGGATCCACGCCTGAGTGTTTGTCATTTGACCTCCTGGTTCCTCGCGGATATAATAGAGCTCCAACTTGCCCAACAAAGCCTGCTAGCTCAAGACCCGAATCATAACCATCCCTGAGCCTCCACTGCCACCAGTCCCACCCGCTCCACCAGGTGCGCCTCCGCCACCACCGCCTCCTCCGCCTCCGACGGTTAGGCCGTTGCTACCAACTACTCCTGCGAGTGTGCCACTTGTCCCTGCTCCACCTGCTGGGGCACCTCCACTATTATCAGCCGAATCTGAACCACCACCGGCTCCCCCTCCACCACCTTTAGTCGCACTTGCCGCACCACCGCCACCTCCACCAGTTCCTCCAAAGCCGAGGCCTCCGGTAGATGCCGCTGCACCTGGGCCACCAGCGCCAACTACGGTCTGGGCCGTCGAACCGCCAGCTCCTCCACCTGTTCCACCTGTCGCGTTGTTGGCCGCCGATAAGCCTCCACCGCTTCCGCCCTTAGCGGAACAGCCAAGACCTGTACCCGTGATACGTGTGGTTCCGCCAGTCCCTCCTGCTATGCCAGGGTTGCTATTAGCAGGTCCACCGTTTCCACCGCTTGCAATGGCTGCGATTATGGCAGTCAAACTCGCAACCGCGGCTACGTTCCATACCGCTTGTACGGTCGTACCTGCTCCGCCACCGCCTCCACCCGCTTGGTTGCTTATGCCGCCGCTTGTAAGCGCTGAGCCACCACCGCCTCCACCTCCGCCACCTCCGACAGCTGTTACCTCTACTAGCGTTGTACCTGCGGGTGTGTTCCACGTGTACGTACCAGGCGAGTTATACACTGTTACCGAACCAGGCGTAAAGACCCTGCTATCAGTACCCAGCTTAGTGATGTTCCCTGTGTCAGTGCTAACTGCTTGAGGTCCAGCAGGCCCCGTAGGCCCGGGTTCCCCTGGTGGGCCGGGCGAACCCGATGTAGCAACCCCAAGCAACGTGACAGTGGGCAGCACTACATCGATATTCAGCGCTGGATCGACTGCCATCGCTAACCCACCGTAACCTGCGACATAGGCGACACCTTTCCAGCGGCTATGGTCATCACCGAGCTGTCGGTCGTCAACTGACAATCCCACACCATCGACTCAGTTATCGATAGTGTATCTGCCGCAAGTAGGTGCAAATGCACTACTGAGTACGTCAGGTCGACCATGACCTCGAAACTCACCACAGGAGGAGTGTTAGGCAGCAGCTTGATGCTGGCGCTAGCAGTGTAACCGCTTAGGTCTGCATCGGTGGTATCGGGATTCATCACGTGCAAGTCAAGATAGAAGTCATCACCTTGGTAGATACGCAAGTTGACTGTTAGCGGAAGCGCAGAGACTGTAGTAGTCACTTTCTCTACCTACCTAGCCTAGCTGTTAGCCTAGCCGTTAGCTACTGCCTTGGTGTTGATCTCCTTCAAGAGCTGCATCAACGGGTCTTCTGACCTGTGAGCTTCCACGTCACGTAGGAGGCCCAGATTCCGCTCGACGATGTACTTGGACGCTTCGAGCTTGATCCTGTCGGTTGCTCCGTACAGTGACAAGTGACAGATCTGAGCCGTTGCGAGAGGTAGCGCTTCCCTGAAGAGCCGTTCGGCTGTTTGTACTTCTGTCTCGCCGTACATGCTCGACTCCGAGACTAGCGTCCTTCGTAGCTCATCTGGGTCCCAGCTCATGATTCAATTATATCTTACGTCAGTGCTTGAAGTCCCGCTATTTATCCATCTATGTACTACTTTATTGGTTTGCTACCTATACGTAACTTTGTACCACTTTATTGGTTTGCTACCTAGGTATGTGTGAGATACAGCGACGCTGTTCCGCTTTGCGCCACCGTAATATAGTTCAACTTGTCAACAACCCCAACTTTAGCAAGCACACCTCACATGGGCGGGAGGCTGTCTAGAAGCGCGTAGGTAGGCGCGCGTGCCACCGTCTGTTGTTGGCGTCGACAGGGCGCGGGTAAGTACACTACCTACATAGGTCTGTTTAGCACCGTGCGAATAAGATGATGATTATCTACAGTTGTCAGTTTACCCGGGGCGCTATATAATAAAGACATAAGGGGAGCGCGAGAGGCGCGCGACCCGCGAGCAAGGAGCAGGCTATGACCACGCAGGCGCAGATCGAGGCCCTCGAGGCCCGTGCAGACCAGATCCTCAACCAGTACCTCGGTGACGGGAACTGGATCTCTCCCTACCAGCTGGCCCACGCGGTCAGCGAGCTCTGCGGCCGGTACGTCCGCGAGCAGCTGGTGTACAACTACATCACGAAGGCGCCCCGCCCGTACATCCCCGCGAGCAAGGGCGCGACGGGCAAGTGGCAGGTGAACCGCACGGACGCCCTCGCGTGGATGGTCCGGTTCGCGAGCAAGTGACCCACCCGCCCGGGGGTGCAAGCCCCCGGGCACCACAACTCAAAGGAAGGTCGAATGAAGGTCCGGTACACCCTAGCGCTTGCCACAGTCGCCCTGGCGGCTTGTGGCGGGAGCCCTCGCATCACGGTCGATCACACGAAGGTGACGCCCGACCCACTCCCCGCGTGTCGCGTGGAAGTGTATGACGACATGACCACCGATTGGATCTGCAACGCAGGCGCCACACCGCCCCGCGTGGGCGCATGGCCCGTGGTGCTCGAGCACGCCGACGGCACTTACCAAGTGGCAAAGTAGTACCGTGCAAGCCCCGGGCCTCAACACCTGGGGCTTGCCCTTTGCCTAGCGGGGGAGGGAGCCTTTCCACAAGCCCCCTTTGCCCGGGCGGCTCAGCGGTAAGTGCGCTACCTACATGGTGTTTACTACAGGCGTTACCTACCGTCTGTTTCGCACCGTCTGTTTCGTACTGTTTAGGATCGTCTGTTTAGGATCGTCTGAAGAAGATGATGATTATCTACAGTTGGCAGTTTACTTCAACTGCGCTATAATATGAAGTAGAAATAACAAACAAGAAAGGAAGAACAATGGAAGCAGAAGTAAAGAGCAGGGTTGAGGAAATCCTCAACAAGTACTGCGGAGAGTCAGATTGGATTTCTCCTTACAATCTAAGTCATGCAGTTTCAGAACTCGTCGGAAGGTATGTTAGAGAACAGCTAGTTTACAACTACATCAACAAACTTCCTAAGCCGTATATCCAAGCAACCAAAGGTACTACTGGAAAGTGGCAAGTTAGCAGAACAGAAGCGGAACGCTGGATGACGAAGTTTGCGAACAAGAAGTAACTAGACAGTAGTAAGGAAAGGACTCCTACGAAAGTAGGAGTCCTTTCTTTATGCCTTTAGATAGGGGGCCTTTCCGAAACGACCCTTCGGACCCGTCTAAGCGGACGATGGGAAAATCGGCG